TTTGACATTGGTAGGTATGCTCTGTGAGTCAGGCAAAGAAACTATAGTTACCTTTGACCATTCAGAGATGCAACCGACTGTGTCGGGCAATACTATCGTACAGAAAATGCTAGATGCAGCAACGCTATTGATTATGCACAATGCACCACACGACTTGATGTGGCTGTGGGAATCAGGTTTTACGTATGACGGTGCTGTGTTTGACACAATGCTTAACGCATATGTTGTACAGCGTGGACAGAAACAACCTTTGTCTCTTGAAGCCTGTGCTGAACGGTATCAGTTGGACACAAAGAAACAGGACACGTTGAAGGAGTACTTCAAGAAGGGTTACAGCACTAAGGACATACCATATGATGAACTTGCTATGTACCTGTCTGCTGACCTTCATGCTACACAGCAACTTGCAGACCGACTGATGGCACAACTAGAAACGGACGACAAGGAACTTGCAAGCACAGCTAAACTTACAGATGAAGTGGCTGTATGCTTGGCACGAATATATCAGCGTGGGTTCTCTGTGGACAAGACTGTGCTTGATGAAGTACGTGTTGAGTTTGAGAAGGAAAGAAAGGAACTTGTTTATAGTTTAGACAAACAGTGTAGAGAACTTATGGGTGACTTTCCTATTAATCTCAATAGCCCAGAGCAGTTGTCTTGGGTTATCTATAGTCGTAAGCCACATGACAAATCTATGTGGGCTAATCTGTTTGACCAGTATATGAATCCTACAGACTATAGAAGTACAATAAGAAAAAACTCTGATGTTATATATAAAAAGAAAGCAAAGCAATGTCCTGATTGTAGGGGCAGTGGACAAGTAAGAAAGGTAAAGAAAAATGGAACACCCTTTAGTAGAACTAATAAATGCACCACGTGTGGGGGGATTGGTTATCTGTTTACTGATGTTTTGGGCATGGTGGCAGGCTTAAAGTTTAATGCACCCAATTCAAAGTGGGTTAGTGCCAACGGTTTTAGTACAAGTAAGGGTAACATAGAACTCTTAGAAGGCATGGCTAAGTCACGTAACATGCCACAGGCTGTGACATTCCTGCGTAATGTACGTAGACTGTCTGCTGTGGATACCTACCTGTCAAGTTTTATTGAGGGTATATCTAACTACACAAAGACGGATGGTAAGCTACATGTCAGACTACTACAGCATCGTACCAGTACAGGACGGTTTAGTGGTGCTGATCCTAACATGCAGAACATGCCCAGAGGTGGTACATTTCCTGTGAAGAAGGTATTTGTGTCACGTTGGAAGGGTGGACAGATTATGGAAGCTGACTTTGCACAGTTAGAGTTTAGAGTTGCTGCCTTCTTAGGACAGGACAAGATAGCCATGAAGGAAGTGTCCACAGGCTTTGATGTACATGCCTACACAGCTAAAGTGATTACGGAAGGTGGTCAGCCTACGTCCAGACAGGAAGCCAAGGCACACACATTTGCTCCCCTGTACGGTGCGAGTGGGTACGGTAGGACACCTGCTGAAGCTAAGTACTATGAACAGTTTACTAAGAAGTATAGTGGTATAGCGGAATGGCATGGTAGGCTTGCTACAGAGGCACTCAAGACAGGTAAAATATGTACACCGTCAGGTAGAGAGTTTGCATTTCCTGATGTAATGAGAAGACGGAATGGCACAGTGTCGCACTTTACTCAAATAAAAAACTATCCTGTGCAGTCGTTTGCTACGGCAGACATCGTGCCTATATCTTTACTGCACATAGATAAGTTATTGAAAGGTTTAAACAGTTGCATAGTAAATACAGTACATGATTCTATAGTTGTAGATGTACACCCAGATGAGGTTAGTCAAGTGATTGATATAATTAATCAAACAAATGACGCACTCAAAAATCTTATTGATAATCAATGGGATATAGACTTTAACGTACCCCTAATGTTAGAGGCAAAAATAGGTAATAATTGGCTTGACACTAAAGATGTTATATGATATAACTATAAATCTGATTTTAATATAAGGAGAAAATATATATGATAAATGACCTACAGACTATTAATACTAACGACTACGACACAATGGCTAAAGCTATGGGCATTGCAAATGAAAGACCTGCCACTGCAAGTAAACAAAGTAATCTTGCGAGGGTAAAGATACAGCACTCACCACTGATGGGTAAGACGGAAGTAAAAGGTAAGGAAGTAAATGTGGAAGTAGTTGAAGGTGGTACATACAAACTGGACATACCAAATGGTGCGTCCTACTATGGAACAGGTGCTGTCATACGACCCTTTATGCAACGGTTTATGTACAAGAAGTACGTCATGGGTACAGGTGGAGCTAAGAACAGGTATGTCAAAACAATTATGTCCGACAACCTTAACATTGATCTGAAGGACAACGACGGTACGTTTAATTGTGGTAAACCGTCAGGTTGGATTGACGACTTTAACTCGCTACCTCAGAAAACAAAGGACTTGATAAAGGCAGTCAAACGTGTACGTGTTGTGTTTGGTAATATTACTCTGGCTAATCCTACAGATGAACAAGGAAACTCTGTAAATAATGTTGCAGAGGACGTTCCCTTTATATGGGAGATTGACAATAGGGATGCCTTTAAATCTATAGGTAAATGTTTTAGTGATTTAGCAAAGTCTAAACGATTGCCTGTACAACACTCGATTACACTGGGTACGCAGTCTAATAAAATGAATAATGGTAATATATTTTATACACCTGCACCCACACTGGACATGACTAAGACACTTGACATACTACCAGAAGATCAGGAGATGTTTGGTAATCTTATGTCTTGGGTTGAGAATTATAATACTTACATTCTTAGCACGTGGTCAGAGAACATTGGTAAGCATGAGACTGTTGATAAGGAAATGGTTGAGGACTTTATTGACATTGACACAGACGAGATACCACAGTGAATCATAAAGGTGAATTAGCAATCCATCAGTACATGTCCGATGCTGCAAACGGAAAGTCCTCTATCTCTGAGGACACCGTTAAGCAGATAGGACAGGACGTAATGGACGCAATGAAACGTCAGTTTGGTGGTGGGAATAAAAGGGATAAGTTTAGGTTACGTATGTCCAACATAGGTAGACCAACATGCCAACTCTGGTTTGACAAACATCAGCCAGAGAAGGCACTCCCTAAACCCACAACCTTTGTAATGAACATGATGCTAGGTGATATAGTGGAAGCTGTATTCAAAGGCATACTAAAGGAAGCAGGTGTAAAGTATGAGGATTCTGAGCAGGTATCTCTTAACTTGGGAGAGGATCATATTAATGGAACATATGATCTTGTTATTGATGGTGCTGTTGATGATGTTAAGTCGGCATCCGATTGGTCATACCGTAATAAATTTTCTAGTAGCGAAGACTTAGCGAGTGGAGATTCATTTGGTTATGTAGCACAGTTAGTTGGCTATGCCAAAGCTGCCAAGAAAAAACTTGGTGGTTGGTGGGTAGTCAACAAAGCCAACGGTGATTTCAAGTATGTACCTGCATCCTCTATAGATGAACAGGAAGAACTAGCTAAAATCAAAGCTACAGTAGACACAGTAAATAGTAACACATTTAAAAGATGCTTTGAACCTGTAGCTGAATACTTTAGAGGCAAGCCTACAGGTAACACTGTACTAAACAGTGGCTGTAGATTCTGTTCATATAGAGAAACCTGTTGGGATTTAATAGAACGACCTGCTGTAAAGTCACAAGCTAAAACACCTAAGATGGTGTCCTATATAACTATGTCGGAAGAGTTTGCATAGTGGACGCTAAACAATTTATTGCAGCACGTAAGTATGGCTACCGTAGTGGACTTGAGTTAAAGACAGCCCAGTATTTAGAATCTTTACATGCTTCCTATAGATATGAGGAAGTAAAGATAGAGTGGGAAGACTTAACGTACAGAACCTACACACCAGACTTTGTGCTGCATAATGGAATTATAATAGAGACAAAGGGTATGTTTACTTCAGCCGATAGAAAGAAACACCTTGCCATTAAGAAGCAACATCCTAAGTTAGATATACGCTTTGTCTTTGAAAACAGTAAACGTAAACTAAGTAAGGGAGCAAAGACAAGGTACTATCAATGGTGTAATAAATATGACTT